ATCGTTGGATCAGACGATCACGATTGACAAAGTTCGGGACGCTTTCAGGAAAGCACAGGAGACTCCGGCTGATGAGAATATGTTCCGGCAGCTTCGCCTGAACCAGTGGGTGAAGCAATCTGTTCGCTGGATGCCGATGGACAAATGGGATGAGAACGGAGGAGAAGTCAATGAGTATGAACTGGAAGGTCGTCCGTGTTATGCGGGTCTTGACCTTTCCAGTACGAGCGACCTGACGGCTCTGGTTCTGGTATTCCCTCCTCGGGATGACGAAGAACAGTACACCGTTGTGCCGCACTTCTGGCTCCCGGAAGAAACCATGCAGCTACGTGTCCGTCGGGATCACGTGATGTATGACAAATGGGAACGGCAGGGTTTCATTCATACCACGGAAGGCAATGTCGTTCATTATGGGGCGATCGAGCAGTTCATCTTGCAACTGGGAGAACGGTTCAACATCCGGGAGATCGCCTACGACCGCTGGAATGCTACAATGATGGTCCAAACCCTGGAGGATGACGGATTTACTATGGTGCCATTTGGTCAGGGCTTTCGGGATATGAGTCCACCAACGAAAGAATTGATGCGCCTGGTGCTGGAACGTAAGTTGAACCATGGCGGGCATCCGGTTCTTCGGTGGAATATGGACAATGCCTTTGTGCGGACTGATCCTGCCGGGAACTTGAAGATCGACAAAGAGAAATCCACGGAAAAGGTTGATGGCGCTGTGGCATTGGTCATGGCATTGGACCGGGCGTTGAAAAACGTAGACAGTGGGGCTTCGGTTTATGACGACCGAGGCTTTTTGATTATCTGAGCGGAGGTGTGAAAATGCCCCAAAAGCCGAAAAGACCCTGCCGCTACCCAGGGTGTCCCGGGTTTTGCGAACAGGGTCAGGTGTTCTGTAAGGATCACCGGATGTACAGTGATGATCATCTGCGCGGTGGAGCCTCCGCCCGTGGATATGATGCCCGCTGGCGTGAAGCCCGGGCGATCTTCCTAAAACGGCATCCACTTTGTGCTTTCTGTCAGGCAGAGGGAAAGATCATCCCGGCGATGGTGGTAGATCATATTATTCCACATCGGGGAGACCAGCGGTTGTTCTGGGATCAGAGTAACTGGGAATCACTCTGCAAGGAATGCCACGATCGAAAGACTGGATCGGGATTATAGTTTAGAAGAGAAATGTTTTTCCACCAATGTATAAAGATAGTTTGTTTTCTTTGATTTCAGGATGCAGTTTTACATATTCCTGATAAATGGTCAGATCTGTAGTATTCGCAACTATAAGACGATGCGCATTCGAAAGAGTGGCATAGTTATATTGCATTATTGTTTCTGGATCTGAACAAATAACGCTTCTACAATCGTATTTTTCAAATCCATGCTGCTTTTCAAACATCATGATACCTATGTATGGGGAGAGCGGAAAAAAGATTTCGACTTTAGGGCTTGCTATCCCAGAACCAGCAAATCCATGACTAAAATCGTGAGGAATAGTAGTAATTGGATTATCTGATGTTACAAAGGGAGACTTGGATTTATTTACTGTAATAATCCACGAATGTAGAAACATGATTTCAGCAAAATGAGCAATAGTCTTGGTGTTCATGATCATATCAGCATGAAGTGCTTGCTTTGCTATTTTATCTGTTCTAACGGAAGCAATTACTTTTTCATCTTCAGGCACATCTCGATTGGCAAATTCAGTTACTGCTTGGGCGGCTGCCTGATTAATTTTCGATACGGTTTCACGAAATGATTTCGTTCTGACAAATTGATGAGCAGCCCATAAAGCGAAAAACACTTTTTCTTCCTGTGTAATTGCATAACAATTATTGAGCCACCAATCTCCTTTTTTTAGCAAATCATCAATGACAATACCGATTTTTTGCTCATAAGCACCTTCTATTCCATTACCAAACATATGTTCAATGTACTGTGGGTCTGTTTTTTCAAAGCCTGGAAATAATTCGTCTAATGTCGCTTCGCCTCGTGCTTTTAGTTCTTCGTTGTATGCAAAGAGATCAACATCATAGAAATAACGTTCAGACGCAACATTGATCAGTGGTTGATTAATCCGGATCTCATTATTTATTTTGTCATAAACATTTACCTTATCAGGAGAGCTACAGAAGCGACGGAGATAAACCTGAGGAACATAGTGTTCCTTTTTCGTATCACCAGCCAATTCTTCCACCTCACTTTTTTACATCATGATTGAGATTATATGCAAAAGAAAGGGGAAATCAACTTGAAAAATCCCTTCACTGCCTTGTTCCGAGCGCGGGACAAGCCTCAGGACAGCGTCAGCGCCGCGCCAACCTTCTACTTTGGCACCAGCGGTTCCGGGAAGCCGGTCAACGCGAATACCGCGATCCAGCTTTCCACGGTCTACGCCTGCGTCCGGGTTATCTCGGAAACAGTCGCCAGCCTGCCGCTGGGAGTGTACGAAGCCAAGGAAGACGGAAACCGCAAGGCAACAGAGCATCCACTGTACCTTCTGCTCCATGATGAACCGAACAGTGAGATGACATCGTTTATCCTGCGGGAAGTGATGCTGGCGCACCTGCTGCTCTGGGGAAACAGCTACTGCCAGATTATTCGGTCTGGCCGGAACCAGGTCACAGGTTTATACCCGCTGCTGCCGGATAAGATGACAGTGGACAGGGATAAGAAAGGCATCCTGACTTATACCTACATGACCAGTACCGGTGAACAGGTGGCGCTTTCCCCAGAAGATGTCCTGCATATCCCCGGCCTCGGCTTTGACGGGATCATGGGCTACAGTCCCATCGCGCTGGAGAAAAACGCCATCGGCCTCGGCATCGCGTCTGAGGAGTATGGCAGTAAGTTTTTCTCCAATGGCGCACGGCCTTCCGGTATCCTGACACACCCGAACACCGTGAAGAACCCGAAGGCCCTCCGCGAAAGCTGGAACAGCGCATACGGCGGATCTTCCAACAGCAACCGTGTGGCCATACTGGAAGAAGGCATGAAGTTTGAGCCGATTGCCATCCCGAACAATGAAGCGCAGTTTCTGGAAACTCGCAAATTTCAGGTGGATGAGATTTGCCGGATCTTCAGGGTGCCGCCTCATCTGGTGATGAATCTGGAACACGCAACCTTCTCCAATATTGAACACCAGAGCATTGACTTTGCCGTTCATACCATCCGGCCCTGGCTGGTCAGAATCGAACAAGCTATGAACCGCGCCCTTTTCACCGATCAGGAGAAGGGGCGCTTTTATGTTCAGTTCAATATGGACGGCCTGATGCGCGGCGACTACAAGTCCCGCATGGAAGGCTACGCCATTGGTCGCCAGAACGGCTGGTTATCCGCAAACGACATCCGGGCGCTGGAGAACCAGAACCCTATCCCCAAAGAAGAAGGCGGCGACGCTTATCTGGTCAATGGCAATATGATCCCCATTACGACTGCAATGAAGCAGCCTGTGGATGATACGAATCAGACAGTAACACAATCCAATCCTGAAAAAAGGAGGTATACCTGATGCGACACTTTTGGAACTGGGTTCGTAACGACGATGAGTCTCGTACCCTGTACCTGGACGGAGTGATCGCGGAAGAATCCTGGTTCTCCGATGATATCACGCCTGCCATGTTCAAGGAGGAACTTTTCGCCGGAAACGGCCCTATCACCATTCACCTAAACTCCCCGGGCGGTGACTGCATCGCGGCCAGCCAGATCTACACCATGCTCATGGATTACAAGGGCGACGTAACCATCCAGATTGACGGTATGGCAGCTTCTGCGGCCTCCGTTATCGCTATGGCTGGAACACATGTGACCATGAGTCCGACCAGTCTAATGATGATCCATAATCCCTTCACGATGGCCATGGGCGATACGGAAGAGATGCGGAAAGCCATCCAGCTGCTGGACGAGGTGAAGGAAAGCATCATCAATGCTTACCAGATCAAGACCGGGATGAGCCGGGAAAAGATCTCCCAGCTTATGGACAGTGAAACGTGGATGAACGCCTTGAAAGCCAAGGAGCTCGGCTTCTGCGATGAAGTCCTGTACACCGGTGCGGAAGACCTGCCGGATGACATGGCGGCCTACACCTTTGAGCGCAAATCCGCTGCGGCCTGCCTCATGAACCGGGTGATCGCGTCCATGCCGAAACCGCAGAACGTGGTGAAGGATGAACTTGAACACCCGCCTGATGTGGCCCCGACTACCGAGGAACCCAAGGAACCCGAACCTGTTACCCCTGACAACCGAGTAAAAGCGGCAGACCTTGAGAAAAGGCTGTCGCTTTTGAAATGATGAAGGAGGATTTTCATTATGAATCAGATTCTTGCTCTGCGTGAAAAACGCGCCAACCT